GTTTCCCAGTCACGATCGGGAATGGGAAACTCTAGCATGGCGATTGCGTGTCTCTAAAAATGTATTAGAACAAAGACTTATCAAGTTGTCATCATTTGTATATCAAGATGATATCAAGATGATATCAACACGATATCAAGATGATACTCCAGAGAAGAGAAGAGAAGAGACAGAGATAGAGAAGAGACAGAGAAGAATAACGCCGCTTTCGCGGCTTGTGTCTTTAGGTATTGATGAACAAATAGCAAAAGACTGGATTAAGTTAAGAGAAACCAAAAAAGCACCTGTTACACAAACAGTTATAAATAAATTCCAGTCACAGGCAAAAAAAGCTAACAAATCTTTACAAAACGTGCTAGAATTATGTATAGAGAACTCATGGAGGGGGTTTAATGCAGACTGGATTGAGAAGGATTTACCTAAAAAACCTAATGGCCATTGGGCTGACAGCGAGGAAGCAACTATGTTAAAAGGGCAGGAATTAGGCTGTGATCGTATTAAAAATGAAGATTTGCGTAAGTACAGAACACGTATTCAGCAGATATTGGATGTGAGATGATGAGCAAGTTAATGGAGTTGGGCGAGTTAATAAGGTCGGACAGCTACATTCACGGCAAGACCGGAAAACAGCCTTTAAGAATGATTGATTCGGTGTGTAAATTAAAGGAAATATCTGATAGGCAAGATAAGTTGGTTAAGGCATTAAAATATACATCGGCGGCTCTCTGGAATTATAACGATGACCATAGTCAGTTGGAAATAAACGATAAATTAATCTCAGAGTGTGGGGGCGGTAATGAACAAATCAAATGATTCACAAGAGTTAATGTGGCTTGTTAATGAATATGGAGAGATGTGTACACAAGTTCAGCTAGTAACCGATATTCCCAATTGTGGGCTAAAGAAATCAGATTGTGAATGGTTAAGGGATGAATATAAAGCCATAATCCAAGTCATATCCGATGAATACGAACTAATGAAAGAAGCTAATAAATTCAGGGCATCGTTGAATAAACCACCTGTAAAGGAGAAATGATGGCTATAACATATTCAGCAAGAACGGCAGAGCAAGTGATGAAAGAGTTAGATGAGGTAAAGGCAAAATACAATGAATTATTGTATGCGGTAGGTAAAAAATACCTTAATGAATCAAGACACGAAACGGCTTTGAGATATATTCAGGAAGCAGAAATGCAGGATTTTTTTGAAGCAGGAGTGGAGGAAATACCTATTAATGATTTAAAGGATAAATAATGGAATTTGAAAGACCTTATGTATCATGTGATTATCAGGGTTGTATAGAAAGAGCAGTAGTGAAACGAAAATACACCGGTAATAACCCGTTATTTACTACAGACAAAAAGAAAAACAATAACTTATGCGTAGAACATTATCATTTACAGAATGAGGAAGAATGTCTGAAATGGAATGATGAAAACGATTTAACAACAGTTCAGCAAAGAAAAGACTATTTTTTTAATAACCCTTTAAGTATTAAAAGACTATGAAAAGACGAGACTTCTTAAAGAATTTATGGGCTGTTCCTTTAATAGCCCCATTATATGGGACAGGTAAAACAGACAAGAAAAAGAAAAAATATTATTTAATGAGTAAAAAACCTGAACCTTATATGAAGCTAAATACCAAGGATTTTAAAGAGGTTGAATTATGACTACATTTATAAAAGTTAAGGAGAAAGGCACATCAGATGATGTAATGATTAATGTAGATTCTATTATATGTGTCAGGCCTGATGATAAGGAACATACAAGTATATGGATGAATGGAAGTTATTGTTGTGTTATTGCTAAATTTTCTTTTATTGAAGGTATATTAAAATCTGTATGACTTATGAATTAATTAACGGTAAAAAAAGAGAAGTAATATCAGAAAAACTTATAACTGGTTATATAAAGGAAACAAATATGCAATTAAGAAGAAGACAAAAACAAAATAAACCTGCTCCTATGTATAAATATACTGCGGTAAAGGTGAAATGAGTAAATCACAAAGAAACAAAGGGCAACGTGGGGAGAGAGAGCTATGTTCCCTGTTATCTGATGAATTAGGGGTAGTTGTAAAGCGTAACCTGTCACAGACTCGTGCAGGTGGCGCGGATTGTATTGAGATACCTGGCTGGTCAATAGAGATTAAGTTTCAGGAAACTCTTAAATTAAATGAGTGGTGGCAACAAACTTTAGATCAGGCTGATGGTGAAGAACCTATATTATTTTACAGAAAGAGTAGACAACCATGGAAAGCTATGGTAAATTTAAGTGCAATCAATCGTGATTATGAAGGAATGGATTATAATTGTATTGTAGATTTTAACACGGCGTGTATGTTGATAAGGGAATCACTATGAGATTCTATGAATTTAAAGTAAAAAACTTTGATGGACAATTACAGGATGAGCCAATATTGATTAATCTTGATAGGATATTTTCAGTAGAAAAAGAGGATGAAAAACATTGTGTTATCTATTACAGTAATGATTTATATTATACTGTAGAAGAAAACTATGATGTTATTAATACCCTTTTAAGGAAATTTAAATGAAAAAGATAATTGCAGTAACTATTAACTTAATGGAGAAAATATGAAAAGACTATTAATAGCAACATTGTTACTTACAAGTTCAACTGTATATGCTTCAGGTTATGGAAGGTATGGTTTTCAGCCGCCATCGTTTTTATTTAAACAACAGATGGACGTAACTCAAAGGATGAATAATAAGCAATTTCAAACACAAGGACAAAATTTAACTGGGGGAGACCAGAATAATATTTTCCCCAGAGGACGTAAGCCGGCTTTACCAATAGGCACCGTATTTATTCCTTCTGCTAATCCTACGGCGCATTGTATCAAGACTTTTGCGGGTGGAGGAGGTTTCCCGTTTGGCAGTATAGGAGGGGCTATTTCTACAGTGGATTGGGACTGTCGCAGAATGGAGGCAGGTAAATATCTTGCTTATATGAAGAATACCGGAGATAATCCTAAATGGGACAGGATGATTATGGATGTGACTTGTGATGCAGAATCTATGGCTAATACAAGAGATTGTAAAAAACATCTGGCTATGCGTAAAGAGGAGGAAGGTGTTGTGCCTGCGCAAGTAGGATTTGACCCGCATAAAGGAAAGGAAAGAAAAATTACTTTGTTTGGATTACTCGATTAATGAAAACTTGCGTTAAATGTGGACAATCGAAACCGATAAGGGAGTTTTCCTTTGTCGGTATTCGTCGTCCAAATCTTAGAAGAACTTCCTGTAAAAAATGTTGTAGTATAGAAGCTAAGAAGTATCATAAGGAAAATAAAGAAAAAGTACGAGCCAGAAAAGCATTATATCGTTTAGAACATCACGATTCTATGTTGAAAAGAGAAAGAGAGGATCGTAAAAATCGACCAGAGAAATATTTAGAATGGTCTAGAAAATACAACTCAAATAATCGCGAGAAGAAGTTGGAGAGTTGTAGAAAGTATAACCGTGATAATAAAGAGAAAAGGCTAGAGCAAGGCAGAGCATGGACAAAAAGAAATCTTGCATATTGTGCGGCAAAACAAAACAGGAAACGCGCTAGTAAGTTAAAAGCAACTCCGCCATGGGCGAATGGGTTCTTTATTGAGGAGATATACGATCTCGCACAAAGAAGATCCAAGACTCTTGGTGTTCCGTATGAAGTTGATCATATTGTTCCTTTAATTAACGAAAAGGTGTGTGGGCTACATTGGGAAGGTAATCTGCAGGTAATCACCGCTTCTGCTAACAGAAGTAAAGGAAATAAATTTACTTTATAATTAGGAGTAATTATGGAATGGTTAATATTATTTGGTATAATTGTAGGAATAGTAGGATTATATTATCTGGTTGATAAGATTTTAGATGAATGCGAAGAATGGCCTGATTAAATGTCTGATATTTATAGATTAGTACATAAAGAAGCAAGACAATTAGCTGCTATGCGTTGCAATACTGCTGATGACGGTATTATAGTAACATTTAAAAAGCCTACGCGGACATTAGATCAAAATGCCAAGTTTCATGCTATGTGTCAGGATATAGCTGATAGTGGCATTAAATGGGATGGTGAAAGAAGAAATGTAGCAGAATGGAAGATATTGCTTGTTTCAGGACATAGTATCGCTGAAGGTAATAACCCAAGACTGGCAAGAGGATTAGAGAATGAATTAGTAACATTACGGGAATCTACTGCAGGTATGAGTGTATCAAGATTAGCCAGTTTAATAGAATATACTTATGCGTGGGGCGTAAAACATGATGTGAGGTTTAATGAGAAATCCTACTAAGAAAGAAAAGAAATACCATGACAGGCTTGCTAATGAGGTAGGCTGTATTGTTTGTAGAAAAGAGTTGGGATTTAAAAATCAATGGGTTTCGATCCATCATATTGACGGACGAACTAAAAAAGGTTGTCATATGAAAGTTTTGCCTTTATGCTACGGGCATCATCAAGGGATTGAAGGAATACATCACCCGCTTAATTCTGTAAGAGGATGGGAAAAGAAATACGGTAAACAAATGGATTTAAAACAACAATGTGATGATATACTAGGAGTACAATATGGATCTTACTATAGATGATTTTGAAATAGGCACAAAAGTAATAACACCTTTAGCAAGAAGAGGTGTAGTAACCCGTATAAGATCAGGTGAGACCTATCAGAGAAGTGGTACAAAGCCAAATGATATCTTTGACAGGATAACGGTTAAGTATGATAAAAGTACGCATTACAGGGGCGGTACTGTTGAATTACAGCCACATTTACTAAAGATTATATGATCGAGGATATATCAAGATCTTATGAATCGGCAAGATTAGAGAATCTTTTATTGCTATGGGTGGAATTTATGTTACATGGTGATCATTTTGAAGTTGGTTTTCCTAAAGAGATATTCTATTTTGCTACAGGTGGCAAGAATCATTGTGAGGATTTTTACGAAGAGATTGATATAAACCATGCTAATATAATGAATACTATAATAAATGACTTACCGGAAAAAGAAAGAGCTGCTATTAATTTTAAGTATTTAGGCCATAAATATATGTACGATTCTACGGGATATGAGTATACAGAGACATTAGAGAATGCTAAAATCAGGATAGAAGAAAAGGCAAAAGAGAAAAATATATGGTAATTTTTACACAAATGCTTGACATTTATTTAAAAATCATTAAACTTGTGCTTGGGACTTTGCGTCCTAAAGAAACGTGAGGAGGTTATTATGAAAAAACTTATTTGCGCCATTCTTTTACTAGCTTCAAGTCTGTCATTCGCTCAGACTCCAATGCTTGTTGATCCTTCAACCGGCAAGTACTTAGGTAATTTAAATTCCAACCCATACGATCAGAACTCTGTAAGCAACCCGTTTGGGAGGTACGGTAGTGAATACTCTAATGACTCAATTAACAACCCGTACTCAGAATATGGCTCTCCTTACAGTAATAAGAGTCCTAATAATCCTTACGCTACAGAAGCACCTGTTATAATAGACCCTTATGGTTACTGATATGCCAAAATCTGACATAAAAGCAGCAGGATTAACATTTGAACATATGATTACTGCGTCAGAGGTATGCAGACTATTAAATTATAGTAAATTTGGCGCTGATTTAAGGAAAAACTTAGATATAGAGATGTATGACTGGTTTTTTGACCCCAACTTTGACTTGGAGTGTACAAAACATTGAAAACTCAGGTATGTATACAGGCTTTTACTGACAATAAGATACAGGTAATGGTGAATAGCGGATATACTTTAGTGGAAAGCAAGATTATTGACAACGCTAAAGAGAAGATATTCGAGTTAGATACTGGTAACACTATTACTATTAGCGAAGTAAAAGATGAAAGTTCCAAGTGAATTTACACTAGGAGCTGTTGACTGGAAAGTTAAGTCTGTTGAATGTTTAGGAGACAGAACAGGACAGACTGACTCAGAGAAAGCATTAATATTATTAGAGAAAAACCCGAATAAGCAGAGATTTTCACAGGTATTCTGCCATGAATTAATACACGCATTTCTGTTCTCTACCGGCAGAATGGAGCATGACGAGACACTTGTAGATGGATTAAGTCATTTTTTGCACCAATATTTAGAGCAGATATATGAAGAATAGACCTGATTTTAAAAAGTTCAGGGAAAAGGCTTTTAAGAATAAAGAAGTTGTGGACGAATACGATAAAATAAAAGAATTACCATTAGTACATGAAGAAGGTTGTGACGGATATCATTGTACCTGTAAGCTGAAGAATATGCCTAAAGCTACCGTAACAGAATTGATTCCAAACTTTGAAGTCGAAATAGACTTAGAGGATGATACTTGAAAGTAGATAATGAAACATTCATTAATACATGCAGAACATTAAACTCCACACAAAAGGTAGCAGGAGCCTTAAATCTTTCTGAAAGACAGGTACGAAATAGAAGGGCCAGTATCCACAAACGCTTTAATATATGGCTTGACTTAGATGGAAGGGACGAAGAAGTAAGAATAAGAGTTCCTGAATCACAGACACGCACAGAAGTGGAATTGCGGGATGGCTGTATTATGGTGGCATCCGATGCACATTATCATCCTGGTATTAAATCCACAGCTCATAGGGCATTTTTACACCTTGCCAAACAATTACACCCCGATATTATAATAATGAACGGGGATTCTTTTGACGGAGCTACTGTATCAAGGTTTCCAAGAATAGGTTGGGATAAAGCACCAACTTTAAAGGAAGAAATAGACGCTGTACAGGAATGTTTAGATGAGATACGGCAATCTTCCCTTAACTCTAAACACTTACATACATGGGGTAATCACGACTTCCGGTTTAACACGTATTTGTCTAATAATGCGGAACAATTTGAAGGGGTAAAAGGTTTTCACTTTGAAGATCATTTCCCTGGCTGGAACTTTTCCATGTCGGTAATGGTTAACGATAACACAATGATTAAGCATCGTTATCACGGCGGAATACATGCTACATGGAATAATGTGTTAAAATCAGGTACTAATATGGTCACAGGGCATTTACATAGTTTGCAGGTAAGACCATTTACAGACTATAATGGTACAAGGTACGCTGTAGACACGGGTACACTCGCTTGCCCTACAGGAGAACAATTTAAATATACAGAGGACAACCCGAAGAATCAGCGTGCCGGTTTTGCTGTATTAGTCTTTATAGACGGTAAATTAATGCCGCCGGAGACTTGTGAGGTTATTGACGAGGATGAAGGGTTGGTATTTTTCAGGGGGAGGTTGTTTGAAGTATGAATTTTGAAACAGAAGCCCAAAAATACTATGATGAAGGGTTTGATTCCTATCCTGATATTATGAAAAACCCTTATAAAGAAGGGTCATGGAAGTTTGAGTTATGGCGTGAAGGCAGATGGGATGCAAACAACTTAGACACGGAAAATTATAATTAAATGTGGTATTTAGTATTAATGTTAGTTCTAGTAAACCCTAAATCGGGTGGTAGCGTTGATTTTACTGTATATGCAGATGAATTTACGTATAAGTCCACCTGTGAACAGGCTAAAGTAAAATTCTTATTAGAACACGTTGAAGAAGAAAATATAGAAGTTAAAAGTGTTGATTGTATAAGAACGGAGAAAATGTAATTTGCCAACTGAATTAGTAGGATTTGCAGTATTAATGTTAGGAATAGGTGTAGGAGGTATATTACTCTTACTGGCTTGTTACGCATTGGAATGGATTATAAGTAAATGAGCAGACCAGATACAAGATGGATAGGACAAATGCAATTAATAGGAATTGGATTAACGGCTATAATAGCCGCAAGTTGTGTAAGTGAGTCTCCTGTCAGTGCATGGAGTGGCGATTATTCAAAAGGATACGTTGAGGCGCAAAAGAAAAAATGTGAAAGATATGGAGGTACTTATATGAAAGAATATGTCTCCTGTGATCTATCAAATGCCTGTTATAAATATGTTAAAAGAGCCGTGCCTTGCTCTGAAATTGTAAAATAAATGGGGTAGAAAAGGTGTCGATTATTTATGTTAGGGAAATATACTAAAACAAAAAACGGATGTTGGGAATGGAATGGGGCTATGTCCCATCAGGGATACGGAAAGATAAAAAGAAAAGGAAAATATCTTCAAGCCCATAGAGTTTCTTACGAGTTTTTTGTAGATGATATACCTAAAGGCATGCAGATAAACCATAGATGCCATAACAGAAAATGTGTAAATCCATATCATTTATATGTAGGGACTCATAATGATAACATGAGGGATATGGTTGTATCTGGAAGGTCGCTAGACCAATATGGAGAGAAGAACCATAACAGCAAATTAACTAAAGATAATGTTGTAAAAATAAAGACATTATTGAAGGAAGGAAGAAAGCAAAATAGTTTAGCTAAAGAATTTGGTGTTACAATTAGTACTATACATTTAATTAAGAAAGGATTAACTTGGGCTGGTGTTTAGCTAGACTTATATTAAAGCCTTTATGGAAAATATAAGGACAAGGGTGCAAATCCCTTCCAGTCCACCAAAGGAGCTAATATGTTTGAATATAACGAAACAGTAGAACATAAATTATATGGATTGGGTAAGATAAGACAGATATTTCAGGCTGAATCCGATACTATTTATGGTGTAGACTTCAAACATATGGATACTGAATATGTACCAGCTTATGAGTTAGATAAAATAGATAATAATCAATAACATATATAGATAGTTAAATGCCATTCACTAAAGGAGATAAAAACGCAGGCTCTAAAGGAGTAAGTAATAACCTAAAGAACAAGCCCTGGCGTGATACTATAGACAGAGCCATTAAACAATCTGACGGTAAAGCATTAAGACGCGCTGCAGAAGCATTATTAGAAAGAGCTGGTGAAGGTGATGTAGCTGCTATTAAAGAACTAGGTGATAGAGTAGATGGTAAAGTAAAGAATGAAATAGAAGGAACTATTGATTCTAACTTAACTGTAGTTATAGAGAAGATACCTGATGAGTAATGTAATAGACATAAACCAGAGACTCTTTGAGAAAAGGATGAAAGATCTTGGTTTGAATGTTATCTATTATGACCATAAAGCATTAACAGAGGGCGAGGTAAACGATTTTACACAACAGATAATAGACGCTTTAAGGAATAAGTTTGATGGATGATTTACCGCCAATGGCTGAGATTCAATCCAGGAGAACATATTTATTATATAAGAAGGCTGAATATCTTACTACTCCACAAGAGGATGATGAGTTAGATTATTTAAATAAGACATTAGACGAATGGGATGCTTTTAAAGAACAATATGGCTGTGCGTAACATTTTTCCGTAATATATAACATAAACCATATAAATATTGTTATAATTTCTTTGCTGTTGTGTGTTTTGGAATTACTCGCCCCGACCTGCCAGTTGGGGCGTTTTACCTTTAAGGAAAGGTATTAGCAAATAGTAGTGGGTAGCTCCTGCCGCGAAAGCCGACCTTTCCTTGATTATATTAAGACGCATGGAGATTAGTAGTATCAATATCTACGTTCTGGCGGGTGAGATACTCTCATGATACTAGTCTCCAGCCGTGTTGGTGTAATGCGTAGGCTGATACGCTAAAAGGTGGACTGAATAAGTGAGCGGGAGGCTCAATTAAATACCGACCCTTATAAGCCGGAGATCAGCACCGGCACACCAATGTTAGTGTTAGTAGGCTAAGTCCCATGCCTACACTTTAAGCCGTGATCCTAGCAAGTGGGTGTTTCAACGGTTAGGTTAATTAGCGGAGACTCTTGGCACCCTGTCAGATATATGGGACTGACACACTAACTTTACCCGCTTCGGCGGGTTTTTTATTGCCTGACGCTTACGCGCCACAGGAGAATATGGAAATAAGATTACCACATAACTGGAAACTAAGAGACTATCAGAAGCCTGTATGGAGATACTTACAGAAAGGAGGCAAACACGCTGAGCTGATATGGCATCGTAGGGCAGGTAAGGATGATATATGTTTGCATTGGGCGCAGACAGCAGCATTTGAACGTGTTGCAGGTTACTGGCATTGTTTACCTGAATACTCACAAGCCAGAAAAGCTATATGGGATGCTGTAAACCCACACACAGGCAAAAGACGTATTGATGAGGCTTTTCCTAAAGAGCTAAGAAAAAGAACAAAAGAGCACGAAATGATGATTGAGTTCAAGAATGGCTCAACATGGCAGATAGTAGGCTCGGACAATTATGATGCGCTGGTAGGTTCAGGACAAGCTGGCATTACGTATTCAGAATGGGCATTAGCTAAACCGGAAGCAAGAGCTTATTTCAGACCGATCATCAGGGAGAATAACGGCTGGCAGTTGTTTATTACCACGCCCAGGGGTAGAAACCACGCTTACCGTACATTTAAAGCAGCGCAAAAGAATAACAGCTCATTTGCTCAGATATTATCAGCACATGATACCGGTGTATACACTAAAGACGATTTAGAAGAAGAATTACAGGCTTATATAGATGAGTTTGGTGAGGATTATGGCAGGTCTAAGTTTGAGCAGGAATACTTATGTTCATTTGATGCTGCTAATCTTGGTGCGATACTAGCCGGAGAACTGACTAAAGCAGAACGTGAAGGCCGTATTAATGATGTTGAATATGACCCTGAAGGCGCGTCATTAGAAATATCTTCTGATATTGGTCACAGGGATTCTAGTACATGGTGGTTTTGGCAACCTAAACTAGGTGGATACTCAATGGTTGATTATGACGGTGGATGGGGATTAAACGCTGATGAATGGTGTGATCGGCTAGAAGAAAAAATAGGTAATCGTAAGCTAGGTAAAATATGGCTACCACATGATGCTAGAGCTAAAACATTTGCTGCAAGACACTCAGCAGTTGAGATATTCCTTAAACGCTTTGGTAGAAAACACGTTGACATAACACCTAATAGTAAAAAAGCTGACAGAATCAACGCAGCAAGAACATTAATAAAACGCATTGAATTTAACGAAACAGCTTGTGAAAAAGGACTAGATGGTTTAAGAGCATGGTCATATGAATATAACGAAGACACTAAAACATTTGGTAATGAGCCTAAGCATGATTGGGCTAGTCACGATGGTGATGGCTTTTCTTATGGTTGTCTGGTTATGCAGCAGACTAAGCCAATTCCTGCTAAGCCTAAGATGCGTACCATACACGAGATTACCTTAAATGAAGTCTGGGAAGATGAGCAAAGGCCAGTTGAAAGAGTGTGAGGCCAAGTTAAGGTTTTATCGTAAGTTATTCAAACCATTTCAGGAACATAAATACACAAAGAGGTATGGCTCTCAGCCGGAAACGGTATGGGAAGAAAGAGAGAACTTTTATAAGGATATGAAATTATGATGGATAAATCAGGCACTCCTGTAAATTTAACAGCATCAGGAGTTGTAAAAACACAGTCAGGTAAGATATCAGGTGTATTCTGTGCATCTACCAGTTCCGGTACGCTTAAACTATGGGATAACACTGCAGCATCCGGTAATGTAATAGTTAATACATTTAACCTGACAGCAGGAACCTTTTATGAAATACCCGCAGCTTTTGCCACTGGTTGTTATGCAACCATAGCCGGCACATCTGCTGATATTACGATATTCGTGAGCTAATGGAAGAATTAGAAGAAGCAACAAAGAAACTTGACAAGGTTTCTCTTAAAAAGTCCTATGAGCTTGAGATAAGTTTATATGAAAAACAGTTCAAAGAATGGGAAGAACGCGCCAAGAAGATTATTAAAAGATACCGCGATGAAAGGGCGCAGGTTGAGAAGGGATCTAAGCAGGATGAAGCAAGATTCAATATCTTATGGTCAAACATACAGACAATGCTCCCCAATGTCTTTGCGAGATTACCTAAACCAGAGGTATCAAGACGATATAAGGATAAAGATCCTGTCGGACGAGTAGCATCTGAAATATTAGAAAGAGCGTTAGAATTTGAAATAGACGCTTATCCTGATTATGGTTCTTCTGTAAGAAACGCTGTTGAGGACAGACTTTTACCAGGTAGAGGTGTTGCATGGGTTCGTTATGAGCCTGTAATGAAACAGATACCTAATCCTGACATAGAAGCGTTAGAGGGAGGGCAAATAAGTGAAGATGTACCGCAGACAGTTGATGTTATTGATTACGAGTGCGCTCCCGTTGATTATGTTGCTTGGCGTGATTTTGGTCATAATCTAGCCCGTACATGGGAAGAAGTACATACGGTATGGCGTATTGTACCGCTGAACCGTGAAGAAATGGCGAAAAGGTTTGGTAAGGACTTAGCCAAAGAAGTTCCATTGGACACCACAATAGGCGATAAAGACACTAAAACAGTAACGCCTGAAGAAGAATCAAAAATGAAGGCCAATATATATGAGATATGGGATAAAAAGAACGGACGTGTAGTATGGTTATCTAAAAAACACACACAAGTATTAGATGTTAAGGATGACCCGCTAGGCCTTGATGACTTCTTTCCATGTCCGAAGCCTTTGTACGCAACAACCACAACAGATACATTAATACCTGTACCCGATTATGCCATCTATCAGGACTTAGCCAAAGAGTTAGACACTTTAACAGACAGAATTAACGGACTGGCTGAATCTGTCAAGGTAGTTGGTGTATATGATTCCACACAGACAGGCGTTAAGCGTATGCTTAAAGAAGGCGTTAATACCGAACTAATACCTGTTGATAATTGGGCTATGTTTGGCGAAAAGGGCGGTGTTAAAGGCGTTATCGACTGGTTACCGTTGGATCAGGTAGTAGTTGCCCTAGATGCCGCCTATAAAGCCAGATATGAGGCTAAACAGGCTGTATTTGAAATAATGGGTATTGCTGATGTGTTACGTGGTTCAAGCGACCCTAACGAGACTTTAGGCGCACAGCAGATGAAAGGGCAGTTTGCATCAAAACGCCTTAAATTCATGCAGAACAATGTTGCTACATTTGCTACGCACCTGCTAAAGCTGAAGGCACAGATTATATGTAATCACTATCAGCCACAAACTATAGCAACCATTGCAGGTGTACAGCAGTTCTCAGAACAGGACCAGCAATTAGTACCACAAGCTATTCAATTGCTTAAGAATGATGTGATGAGTGACTTCAGAATTGAAGTTTCCAGTGATTCTCTTATAGAAATAGACGAAGAACAGGAAAAACAGGACAGGATGGAGTTCTTGGGTGCTGTTGGTAACTTTGTACAACAGGCACAGGAAGCTCCGCCTCAATTAGTTCCCGTATTAGGTGAAATGCTCTTATTTATGGTCAGAGGTTTCAAGGTAGGCAAGAGTGTTGAGGGACAGATTGATGAAGCTATTGAAGGTTTAAAAGAAATGGCTAAACAACCACCTCCACCTGATCCTGAAATTCAGAAACTTGAACTTGAAAAACAAAAGATGCAGATGTCTCAACAGACGGAACAGGCTAAATTAGCTAATGAGCAAGGGAAACTAGCCGGTGATCAGCAAAGTGCGCAATTAAAGGCTAATAATGACTTCCAGTTAGCACAGGAAAAAGAACAGACCATGTTACGGCTCGAGCAGGAGAAAATTGCTTCTCAGGAACGTATAGCCATGAATAAAGATAAATTAAACGCTGAAACAGCCATAAGAAAGGCTAAGATTGATAAACAGGCGGCTATGGGTCAGATTGAAGATAAGGAAGTATCTGAATCCTTTACTTCTAAGGAAGAAAAAGAAGAGCAGGAAATGATAAATGGTGCAGTTAATGATGTTCTGACTACAATTCAACAGAAAATAGCTGAATTACAGGATGAAATACAACAGAACAAAGAGAAAACTGTTACCAGTGTTAAGACAGGTAATGTATATCATATAAGGTCAGGAAAATGACTAGAAATGTAGCTAAAGACGGATTTACTACTGTACTGAAAAGCCCTAATTTAGCATCCGATCAGGAATTAGTGGCTGCACAGGGCGCAGGAGTAAAAATAAGGGTAGTTTCCATGATAGTTAATTGTAGTGGCGGTGCTAACACAATGACGTTTAAATCAGGAACTACAGCTATTACACCTACTTTCAGCTTCTCTGCTAATGGTGGGATGGTTTTAGAGAGGCAAAGGGAGGGATGGTTCGAGACAAGTGCTAATCAGGCATTAAACGTAAACTTAGGTTCTGCTACTACAGTAGGACTACAGATTAATTATATATTATCAACATGAAATATTTAATATTACTATTATTCTCTACAAGTGTTTTTGCTTCAACAGGCGGTATATATACAACTCATGTAACATATCCTGATGATCCTAACTTTCCTACTAAGGATGAGTGTGATAATCCGGGTTCAAGAACATTAGTAATAACCAGTGCCGCTCATCTTCGCGCTAACATCAATAGTTCAAGTTATGACAATTTTTGTCTGCCGCCGGGGGGTTATGACTGGGGTAATGCTCACGCAGACAGAGTTAACCAGAGTGGGACTGCGTTACAGCGCAGATATTTAGTTTATTACAACACAAATGAAACCTACGAAAAACATCCTTATCATCAGACTCCGGCAGAAAGAGCAATTATCACAGGGATTCGCTTTAAAAACTCAGTTGAATACTGGACTGTAGACCGCTTAACCATAGATGGAAATGATGCGGATGCTCCCGTACAGATACAGGGTGACGGAGAGCCTAATCAGGGCGGACATAATATCATTCTAAACCGTATGTATATCCACAGCGGTACAGGTGGTGCTGGTATGGTTGCCGGTGGTGGTGATTATAATTTAGTACAGGGCAGTTTTATAGGGGATTCCGGTGTTACGTTGGACACAGATGATCATTGTCTGGTGCATCGTGGCGAAGATATGAAAGTCAATAACAATGAGTTTCGTAACTGTGCCGGTAATAACGTTCAGAAGATTGCAACCGATGCAGAAGGTGGCGAGTTCAATGGTAATGAAGCATACGGCGATGAAAACTTTTATGTAAATTGCAATAGTGATCCGCCTGTATTTAATACTTCCGGCCTTTGATCGTGACTGGGAAAC